CTCAAGCAGACTCAGCAGGAGGAACGGTTACCGTTTCTGCTGCTTTAGATATATTATTAATACAAAATAGACCGTACCCTGAATGAATGTATTAGGCGAAGGTATTTTAAAATTAAAGAGAAATACAGCAGTGTCAGCAACTTTTGAGGGCGTATTAATAGATAACGCTTAATTTATGGCACAAGTTTGTATAAGGTGTAATGAAGAAAAACCTTATACTAGCTTTCCTAAAAACTACGGTTGTACACCTAAAAACAATCAAAGAAAACGTGAAGCGGTTTGTACCCCTTGTCGCATAAAACGTAAAAACGAATTAATTTCTAGTTGCCCAGAACGTTATATAAAAAACCTTTTTGTTCATTTAAATAATAAAAGAGGAAAAGTACAAGGGTTAAATATTATAGTTACTTTAGAAGAACTTATTGACTTGTATCATAAACAAGACGGTAAGTGTGCTCTTAGTAATATAACTATGACTTATAATAAAGACGGTACAGGTAAAGATAACGAACACGCTCAAACTAATATTTCTATAGATCGAATAAACCCTTCAGGAAATTATCAAATAGAAAATTTACAATTAATTTGTAATCAAGTAAATTTTATAAAACATGTCTTAAAACAAGAAGATTTATTGTTTTGGGTTAAAGCTATTTATGAACATAATGCTTTATTTAAAATGCAATAATAGCTATGATATTGAATATATCAGGGGTTGGTATAACTACCTGCATTCAACATTCGTTGAATTTTTAACAAAAATTAGTTATTAACAGGACGTAATGGCAGAGAAAAAACGGAAAGCAAAATCCATACCTCGAACAACAAAAGGCAAAGGGGCTAATTATAGACCTACCAAGAGCGGTGCAGGCATGACCAAAAAAGGAGTTGCTGCTTATAGAAGGGCAAATCCTGGCTCGAAGCTCAAGACTGCTGTGACTGGAGAAGTTAAAAAGGGTAGTAAAGCAGCAAAACGTAGAAAGTCTTACTGTGCAAGATCTCTCGGTCAATTAAAAAGAAGTTCAGCTAAAACCAGAAACGATCCTAACTCTAGAATAAGACAGGCAAGAAGACGATGGAAATGTTAGAAAAAGGTGGTATCGCCTCTTTATCAGAAGCAGAAAAAATTCAAAAAGATTTTGAATACGCTACTCAATATGGATTAGGTAGTGAAATTAAAAAATTTGTTAAAAAAGCAGGACCTGCAATCGGTGCAGTTATAGGTGGTATGATTGGCGGACCTGCAGGAGCAGCCATTGGTGCAGGAATAGGTACAAAAACTTCTGCTAGTGATAACTATGCTCAAAATATGTTAGCGGCTTTTACACTAGCTTCTGCTTCAGGTATGCAGGGTCAAGGGATGAATGTCTTTAAGCAAAACCCTATAACTTCTTTTCAACAAAGTTTTGCTGGTTTCGATGAGTCAACCATAGGAACTATGTTAGGTAAAAATAAAGCAGCACAAGTTGATGCTTTAAGTAAATCTGGGCAAGCAGACATACTTAAAAGAATAAATGAATTAAATGCAACTGGAATTACAGACCCTGATAAAATATTAAGTTCTTTAAATACTGAATTTGGAAGAGGAACGATCTCTGATGCTATACGAATGGGTGGAGGACAAGGGTACGGACCAATAAGTGCTGCTAGAGAAGTTCCAATTTTAGGAACAGCTATAAATTTAGGAGAAGGTTTAGCTTCTTTTGCTGCAGATAATCCATTACTTACACAGTTAGCAATGCCTAAAATAGTTGAAGCTATTTACGGTGAAGACCCATATGGAACAAGTGCAAATTTAAGTTTTGCAAGTCAAAACTTAACTCCTGGTGTTAATTTAAACGTAAACCCTTACATTGAAGGCTCAAGAGTAAACGCTCCTCAGTTTCCTAACTTAGAACAATTTGTAGGGGCTAAACGAGCAATGTTCGGTGGTAAAATAGGTAATAATTATAAAGAAGGTGGTAAGCCTTTAGTTAGACCTGATGGACAAGTTACAGGTCCAGGAACACCAACAAGCGATGATATCCCTGTATATTTAAGTGATCAAGAATATGTAATGCCAAAAGTTATGGTAGACTATTTTGGAAACGGTGATTACGATAACGGTATAGCAGCATTAGAACAAATTAGAACAAGGTTAGTATAATGGCAGTAGAATCCCAACAACAAACCGTAGTACCAGCAAGACTGGTTCAACAATTTTTAGGCGGAGGGGGTGCAGGAATTCCTGGACTGTTTCCATTATTAAATCAACAATTAGTTAGCCAGTTTTCACAACTTGGACTACCTGATACTAGTCCTTTTACTTATACAGGTCAAAGAATCGCTGGGTTCACTCCTCAAGAACAAAGAGCTTTTCAATTAGGTGAACAAGCTATTGGTTCTTATTTACCATTTTTAGAAAGAGGAGCAGGTTTAACTGAAGAAGCTGCTCAACAATTAATGATGGGTAGTAGGTTAGGTGCTGAACAAATACAAGGTGCTTTAGGAGAAGCTGAACGCTTAACAGGCAGAGGAGTCGGTCAATTAGAAGCTTCTTTAAGTCCAGAGTTAGCTCAATACCAACAAGCTGAACGTGCTGCTCGTATGGGAGCAAGAGACGTAGGCAGAGGAGTAAGAGAAGCACAAGCAGGTTTTAGAGGGCTTGCAGGAACACAAGCACCGTTTATAGGATCTGCTATGCAAGGTCTTGGTCAAGCAGGGCTTGCAGGACTTATGTCAACAGGAGCTTTTGATCCTAGATCTACTGGAGCTTTTTATAATCCATTTGAAGAACAAGTAGTACAACAAACTCTTTCTGATATTGGTGAACAGTTCGGTAAAGCAGGGGTGGCTGAAAGTGCTAGGCAAGTAGCTAGTGGAGCTTTTGGCGGTGCTAGAGGTAGATTAGCTCAAGAAGATATAGCCAGACAATTTGGTAGAGGAGCTACGGAAGCAGTTAGCGGTATCAGAGCAGGTGGTTTCGGTCAAGCTCAACAAGCAGCTCAACAAGCGTTTGAAGCTCAACAAGCAAGACAAGCAAATCAAGCAAGATTGCTCTCACAACTTGCAGGTCAAACAGGTGCTCTAGGTCAACAAACTCTTGCAGGTCAACAAGCAGGTCTACAAGGTTTATTAGGGGCTACACAATTAGGCGGTGCTCAACAAACACAACTAGCACAACAACTAGGGACTTTAGGTCAAGCAGCAGGTACAGCAGGCAGACAAGTAGGTCTAGGTGTAGGTCAACTTGGTTCACAATTAGGAACTTTAGGCGTAGGTGCTGGAAGATATACAGGTCAATTAGGTGCTCAATTAGGACAAGGATTAGGTCAACTAGGGCAACAAACTATGGGTATTGCTAGTGCTCTACCTTCATTACAAAGAGCCGATGTACAATTACTAGGTAATATTGGTGGAACTCAAAGAGGTATGGAACAAGCTGGACTAGATCTAGGCTATCAAAACTTTGTAGGTCAATATAACCTACCTATGCAAACTCTAACTAATGTTGCAGGAGTCTTTGGACCTCTAGCAGGATTAGCAGGATCAACTACTGCGTTACAACCACTTAGTAATACAAGTTCTTATTTAGGTAGTGGTCTTGGAAGTGCAGTTTACGGTGGAGGACAGTTAGTATAATGGCAACATTAGAAGATTTAGAAAAAAGAGTTGGAATGATGGGGGGATTATACCCTTATGATCTATATTCGCTATCCCAAGGAACTGATCCAATGAGCCAAGCTGTACGAGGATTCAGTGGTGGAGTAAATATACCTGACGTTAATTTACAAGGTGCTCCTACGTTGACTCCTGGTCAAGTTACAGGAGTTAGTGGTGTAACTGGTGGTAGTTTACCAAAAGGTAACTTAACCACAGGAACTTCTACAGGAACTATGGGTAATAGGTTAGACGAACTAGTAAACGATAGTTCTCCTGTAACTGCTGAAGGCATAGGAACGATGGCTGAACTTTTAGGCTCTATTGATCCAGATAAATTAGATATGGGTAATATCAACACAGTTGCCGATATGTTAGTAAGTCAACAATATCCTAATTTAGGTACTGAACAAAAAGGAAAAGTAATAAATTTAATAGCGGATTTATATGCCGCAGGTCAAGACCCTCAGTTCCAACAATCTTATTTTGAAACTAAAAAAAGTTTATCAGCATTAAATAAACAAAAACGTATTCAATATCAACAAGCAAAAGCAGCTTCTAAAGATAAAATTTATGGTAAATTATTAGATTATGTTTTAAGAGAAGATAAAGATAGCCCTGTTGGAACTAAAATTGTTAACGTATTCCGACCTGATGTACTAGAAGGTGGAGGCTCAATAGATGATGCTACACAAAATGCTAGAATTAGAACTAATGCAAATGGAGAAGAAATATTAGAAATAGTTTCAGGTGTAGACCAAAACGGAAATAATATTTATCAAACTGCACCAGCAGAAACAGTAGTTATCAACAATCCAGGACAACTACAAACATTAAGAGACGGTGCTAGAGGTAAAATTGATTTTAAAGAATACGGTAAAGCGTTAGACGCTAATAATGCAAAAATTGCTGCGGCACAAAACATTGTAGCTCCAGTTAATCAAATGTTAGAAATAGCTTCTAGTCCGCAAACTCCTAGAGATATTGCAGGGTTTACAGGTGCTATATTTGATACTGTAGGAAGAATAAAAACTGAATTAGACGTCCTACAAAATAACGTATTAGGTAAATTAGATAAAGATCAACAAGCTATTGCAAATAGAATTTCAGGTTATTTTGATAATTTAACTGCAGATAACAACACTACTTCTGCTAATGGATTAGAAAACGCAGTAGATGAAAATGGAAAAGCATTAAATTTTAAATGGTCAGAACTTGGTACACAGGTAGCTAACAACGCAGTTTATAAAGCTCTCTTTTTAGAATTAGCGTATTATTCATTATTGCTTAAAGGACAAGAATCTAGGGCGGTATCTGATAAAGATATTGTAAACGCTTTAAGAACTATTGGTGGAGACGCTTCAACACCTGAAGCCGCTATGAGGACTATTGTAAATTTTACTTCTAAAGCATTAAGTGCCGCAGAAAACGAAGTAGCTGCTGCAAGAAAAGTATATAAAACCAAAGCTTATGAACCTTTTAGAAATCAATTCGGTTATTCTGAAGAAGATATTGATAACGAATGGCAAGGTCCAATAACCTCTCTTATGAATCCGTCTAGTAATTACAATCAAGAGTTTACAGAATTTTTAAACTTTGCTCAAATATACGGTGGTGATATAGGGAATCAAAAAGGTCCGTTTAATAGATATTTAGCACCTTTTGTAGGTAGTGTTTTACAACAACAATCTCAAACTGGTAAAAATTTACCAAAAGAAGAACTAACTAACGAAGACATTGCACTTAATGCATTAAAAGCCGCAGGAATTAAAATAGGGTCTCAATAATATGGCAGAGCCAATAACTCTTTTACGTCAAGAAGATTTAAACGTTATTGAAAGTATTAATGCTTTATCTGAAGACGAAAAACAAAAACTATTTTCTGATAATCCTGCTGCTAAAGATTATTACGATACTTTAGTTAAAAGAGTTGAAGCTCCTAGAACACCTATAGAATACGATCCCACAACTCTACAAAGTGGGATACAAACAGTTGGGAAAGGTTTAACTGCTATTGGAGAAACTGCAGAAAAACTAGAAGAAAAATTACCTCCAGTACAATTACTTCCGTTCTTAAATACACAAGATATTTTAAATGCTTATAAAAACATTTATAAACCTATTGGTATGTGGCTTGACGATGAAGAAAAACTAAGGCAAGCAGGAGAAATAGGTATAGATATAAATACAACTGGTGCTAATCTTTTAACAAGATTAAAATCTGGTTTTGGCTCTAGACAACTTTCTTTTGAAGATACTAAAAAATTATTAAGCGAACAACTTGGTAAAGAACCATATTACATGGAAGATATCGAAGGTGTTGGAGTAGTTTTTCAAGAAAATAAAGGTGATCGCTTAGTAGCTTTTAACCGTCCAGGAGCTGACGTAGGTGATGTTGTTGAGTTTATAGGAGAAGAAGCTTTACCATTAGGTTTAGACGTAGCAACACAAATAGCATTAACAAAAAATTTAAAAAGATTACCGCAAAGCACATTGAATAAAGTTTTTTCTGGTGCTTCTACTGCTACTACATCAGGCGTTACAACTTACATGGGGGAACTTACAAAATTAAAAGTAGGTCAAGATTTATTTGGTTTAAATAAAGATAAAAATTTTACTGATCTTTTAGAAGAATCTGTGAATCCAGCATTATTATCAGCTGGAGGTACTGCTGCTTTTAATTTAGTAGGAACATTTGCTACAGGCTTATATAGAGCTTTTAATCAAGGTAAAATCCCTAATGAGGTTGTAAACGATATTAATGAAACTTTACTTAGGATAAAAGAAAAAGGCGAAGGAGCTGAAGTTTTACCAACAGGTGAAATACCTAACTTTAAACCTACGTTAGGACAAAGAACAAAAGACCCTGAACTTCTTGCATTAGAAGATGCATTTATTCTTGCACCAGGAGCAGATCAAAACGTCAGAAGAAAATATTTAGCACAACTTGATGATAACGAAGAGGCTTTAGTTGAATACGCTACAAAACTTGCAGACGAATTTGGTTTAGATTACGCTAATCAAGCGATAGAGGTCTTCGGCAGAAATTTTAAATCTGCTGCTGGAGATAAAGCAGATGTATTAAAACAAAGAGTTTTAGATAGTTATAAACTTTCAAGGGAAACTGCTGGGGCAAGTATAAAAGGCTTAGATGGATATGAAGGGGCAGCAGGTGATTTAGGATTAGATTTATTAACGATTACTAATAAATCAGCTGATGAACTTACCGAAGGAGATACAGTATTACAGACATTATTAAATAGAGCTAAAGAACAAAGTAATACGATATTTGAAACTGTAAAACAGGCAGTAGGTGTATTACCTGCTAGACAAACTAATACTTATAATGTCCTTAAAAAATTAGTAGACGATCCAGGAGAAAGATCAATATTTACTGCATTAAATGACCCTACTTTTACAAACAGAGTATTTCCTGATCCTGCAGAAGCAAAAGAATTATTATTAAGATTAAGTAATCGAGATGCTAATGGTAGGTTTACTACTCCTTTAAATTTATCTGAATTAATTGCTACTAGAAAGTTTTTAAATATGGCTAAAGGTGGTAAAAAAGACATAGATCTAGATGTTAGAGAAGTTAACGAACTATTAAAAGCTATAGATCAAGATATAGCTGATTCTCTTAAATCAGCTGATTTAAAAGGTGGAAAAGTAGTAGTAGAAGGTCAGGAACTACTACCAAGTGAGGCTTGGAGATTTGCTAACGATAGATATACACAGGCTAATAAATTAGGACGAAAACAATTTATAGGTGAAGTAAGAGCAGGGAAAATTCAACCTTCACAACTTTTTGATATGACCATGTCTAAAAGCGTTAGAGGTGCGAGAACTAACGAATATTTTGATGACTTGTATGAAGTATTAGAACTTGGTGACGATAAACTTATAACGGATTTACGTTTCGCATTTGGTGAAAGATTAAAAGACACTATTAAAGATACTAACATAGCAAATAGAAATAAAGCGGTTAATGAATTTTTAGATCTACATAGTGGTATTTTTAAAAAACTATACCCTACTAAAGGTGATCAATCTGCATTTAGGTTAGCGGCTCGTGATTTAGATAACGTAGCGAAATCTAAAATAAAATACGATAATGCTATAGACCAAATTAATAAAAAATACGGTCAATACACAGGTAAAACAGACGACGTAATACAAAATATTTATAGTATTTTTAAAGGTACACCTGAAGAAAGCTTGTTGCAATTAAATGGTCGTAGAAAAGAATTAGCTAAAATATTAAATACTAGCCCTGAATTAAAAAACCAATTTCAATATCATCTACAACAGGTTTTATTAAGAGATATGAAATCTGTTGATCCTTTTTATGGTGATATATTAGATCTAGATAAATTAGTTAAAATAATACAAGACCCTAATTTTGAAAAATCATATGGAACATTTTTCAATAAAGAGTATATTAACAATCTTAAGAAGTTAGCAGAAGTTACACAATTTACTAATAAAAGAATTCAATCAAAAATACCTCAAGAATCTAGGCAAAATGCGAAAGATATTGTGTCTAAAATGACTACTCCTTTTTCTGAAGGACAACAAGCAGCACAAGGTATTTTAGGTCCATTGAACCCTATTAGTGTTAAATTTAGAATTTACGATAAAATACAATTAAACAGAGGGTTTAAAACATTAAATAATTTAATATTAGATGCTGACGCTTTAGATAGTTTTATTAAAAACAGATTTAGTACATTTAAAAATATTAAAAGAACAACACCTTTTGGAGGGTTATATGCACGTAATTTTGATGATATAATGAGTGATGATGATATACCTGAAGAAGTAAGGTTAATAGAAGAAAAATAATGGCACTATCAGAAACATTAAAAGATTTAACAGAAGGTATTTCTTCTTTGAGAAATCAAACCTATAAACTAGGTGATCGGTATATGCAAGGCGAAGATATCATGAAAGACGGTATGGATCTTCGTAATATGTTAAAAAATATGGATATTGAAATTACCAAATTAGAAGGTACTTCAAGAAAAGATAATCCGTCAGTTTATGATGTAGAAGTAGAACAATATACTTCAGATGAAGCAGGTAAACTTAAAAATAGATTAGGTGAACTAATGAACGCTACGTCTGATTTTGACGAAGCTCCTGGAATGTTCGATGGTGGAATGCTGACAGGGGTTATCGGTGGACCTGTTGATGTAGAAAAACTTGACGAATCAAGAACAGTTCCAGGAATTATCAAAGAAACATATTCAGACCCCATGTTACGTTTAATATCAGGACAACGTGCAGGGTTTTATCCACAACTAGGTTTTGGTGCTGATCCTTATGAAAATGTATTTAAACGTGCTTTAGGAATTCCTGTTGCTGAAGCCCCTACAACACCACCACCTGATAGACCTCCGTACATACCACCACCTGATGGACCTCCTTTCAAAGACCCACGTGATGGAGATTTTTACGATCCTAGAGACGATTATTTAAGAGATCGTTTTTTAGATTTTAGAGACGCTGACCTTTTTGATTTTACTCCTATTGGGACTCCTGATACACCAAAAGTTCCTATGGATTTTGATCCTGCCGCATTTAGAGAAGATATATTATCAAACATACCTGCCTACGATCCTTCTGAATTAGAAAAAGGAATTGCAAGTTTACAAGAACAAATAGGAAGTTTTAAACCGCCTACATTAGACATAGGTCAAATTACTAGAGATATTCAATCTCAACTTAAATTACCTCAAACTCCTCAAATAGATAGAGAAGCTCTTGTTAGAGATATTCAATCTAGCATAAAAATTCCTCAAGCTCCTCAAATAGATATTGAAGCTTTAAGATCAGATATTTTAAGATCTGTTCCACAACAACAATTACCAGATGTTTCTAAATTTGTAACTCAATCTGATATCAATAAAGCTCTTGCTAATATACCTCAACCAGAACAATTAGATAGACAGGCTTTGATTAGAGATATACAGTCGCAAATAAAAGTTCCTGAAAGATTTGATCCAACTGGTTTAGAATCTCAGATATCAGGTTTACAATCTCAAATACAAGGAATACCACAATTTGATCCAACAAGTTTACAAGCAAGATTGGGTGGGCTAGAGCAACAATTAGCAAACATTCCGCAACCACAACAAATAGATATTGGAGCATTAAGACAAGATATTTTATCTCGTGTTCCACAATTTGATCCCTCGTCTATTCAACAAGGATTAGCAAGTTTAGAATCTAGATTACAAAATATTCCCCAAGTAACTCCTAGAAGCGATGCGGAAATACAATCTTTAATAAACAGGTCTATTTCAAATATTCCTACTCCTCAAACACCTGATGTTTCAAGATTTATTACAGCAGATGATTTAAGCAGAGGATTAGCTTCTATAAATATTCCTCAAGTAAATTTAGACCCAATTACAAGCAGATTGGCTCAACTAGAAAAACAATTAGCAGGTTTATCAACACCTTCCGTTTCAATACCTAACTTTAGAAACTTTACTTTAGGATAACCAAGCTTGAAAACCGTCTCCTAAGACTTGTTTTGCTAAATCGTGTTTCGCCCTTAAAGACTTTACTATCTTTTCATCAATAGTATCTTTGGTTGTAAGGTCATAATAAGTAACTTTATTTTCTTGACCTATTCTATGAGCACGGTCTTCAGACTGTAATCTTTTTTCTAGATCAAAACTATTAGAATAATAAATTACGTTGTTAGCTTTAGTTAACGTAATACCATAACCAGCAGTCATTTGATTACCTACGAAAAATCTAGGGTATTCGTTATCGGATTGGAATTCTTTAATCGCTGACTTTCTATGGTCTAGGTCTGTATCCCCATAATAACTAACTACACTTGCTCCACCATACTCTTTTTGTAAAGCTTTGGTAATTTTTTCTATATTGTGAACATAGTTCGCCCATATGATAACTTTTCCATCCATATAAGAAATAAGTTCCATCATAGCATCTATTCTATTATTATCTATATCTATAATTTCATCTTGATCGTTTCTTACAAAACCACAAATCATGGTATGTAATCTTAAAAGCTGTGTCATGACAGAAGTTGCGGTAACAGTTTCTTGGTCTTTTAAGACTGCCATCGCATCTTTTTTCATTTCTTTATATAATTTATTTTGTTCAGGTGTTAATTCAACATAATGTTTGTTATAAATTTTATCAGGTAAATCAAGGCATTCTTTCTTTAAAACTCTGAAACTATAGGCTTGTGTAAGCGTCTTTAGTTCGTGTAAGTTCCTATATCCTTTAACTTCACGAAAGCTATGAGACCCTATTGATCTTTGAATGATCTCTGCAAAGTGGTTTTGAAATGAATAATAAGATTGGAAACCTAATATGTGTGTATCAAGAAATTTGAACTGTGTGTAGAAGTCTAAAGGTGATCTTGTAATAGGAAAACCTGTAAGTATTCTACGAAACTTTGCATGTGCACTAATTTTTAATAAACTTTTTGTTCTATTAGCTTTTGGGTTTTTAATAGTTGTACTTTCATCTATAGCTATTAAAGAATTAGTAGACTGTAATAATTTTTCTGTAAAGATGCGACCTTTCTCAGAAGAAAAAGCTTCAACGTTTATAACTAAGATTCTTAATTTATCTGTTTCCGTAAACAGTTTCATAAGAGCTTCTTGTTTTCTTTTAGTAGGTGAGGATTTCCAAAGTGTGGTATAGCACTCTACGTGGTCAGGCATGTGTGTAGGTAACTCTTTATCTATCCAGTTTAGATATACTCCTTTAGGTGCGATAATAACTGCGGTATTAATTGCCCCTCTATCGTAGAGAATAGCTATGTTATCTATAAGAACTTTAGATTTACCTGTACCCATTTCCATAAAAAATGCATATGCAGGCTTATTCCAACTTTGTTTTAAAGCCTCTAATTGATGTTCATAAGGTACTGTTTTAAACTTATATTTCATCTTCTTCTTTCTAGTAAAACTATATTACTATAAAAAATAATAAAACGCTTTACTTTGCTTAAATAATTTTATATCTTAGTTAACGTAACTAATAACTTAAAGAAAGGAAGAAAGTATGAATGAAGATTCTAAGCCGACAGTTTATGTCGTTCAGGAAACTCCTGGAAGAAACATTCTGAAAGCTACTTCGTTTGGTAATATTGAAGTTTTACTTCCTGCTAACACAAATATCATGTTTAGCAGCATTCCTGTTATTAGAAAACTCAAACGTAAACTATCTAATTATAACTCCGATAAAGATTATCTACTACTTATAGGAGATCCGTCTGCTATTGGGGTTTGCTGTGCAATTATTGCACAAAAAGCTAGTAAGTTTACTGTTCTAAAGTGGGATAGAGAAACGCAAGTTTACTATCCTGTGTTGTTGGATTTGATGGCAAAGGAGGACTTAGAAAATGACATCGGATAATTTAACAGCTGAGTTTTTTGAAAAAGAGGTAGACTGGAAAAGCCTTACAACTGATGATCAGATGAAAGGTGTTTCCGAATTAGCTCAAAAACAGGTAGAAGCGAAAAAGAAAGTTGATGAACTTACTGGTTTGCTTGACCAAGCTAAAGAAGAACTCAGAGATATTCAGGAAAGACAATTACCTGAAAAAATGGCTGAAGTTGGCTTCAGCGAAATAAAACTAAATGACGGTACTAAAATCGTTATTGAGGATTTTTATAATGCTCACATCTCAAGAAACCATGCCGACCAAGCTTTTGATTGGTTAGAAGGTAATGGTTTCGGTGACATTATAAAACATGAAGTTGGTGTTAAATTTAACAAAGATCAAGCGTTAGATGCAGCATCAGCTTTTGATCAGCTTCGTGCTATGGGTTTTACTCCTTATAATAATAAAGGTGTGCACCCATCAACACTAAAAGCTTGGGTGAAAGAACAAATACAAAATGGTAATGGAGACATTCCCACAGAGTTGTTTGGTCTTTTTATTGGTAGTCGTGCTAAAATAACTTAGAAAGGAGGATATATGTCTGAAGAAAGTAAGAAAAGCACAGATTTAGCTGTCTTTGATGACGATCTGCTATCCGCAGGTACTGGTCTAGAGGAAGTTAAAAGCGATGATTTAGCTATCCCTTTTATTAGGATACTACAAGCTATGTCACCGCAAGTGAACAAACGTGCTGCAGAGTACGTTGATGGAGCAGAGGTCGGTATGATATTTAATACTGTTACTAATGCTATCTACGATGGTGAAAAGGGTGTGGAAATTATTCCGTGTTCTTACACTAAAAGATACCTTGAATGGATTCCTAGAGAAAAAGGCGGTGGTCTAGTAACCGCTGACCATTCTCCAGATATCCTGAGACAGTGTACTAAAAACACTAAAGGTGAATATGTGCTCGAGAACGGCAACACTATAGATGAAACTGCACAGTTCTTTATTCTATTATTAGATGAGAACGAAGGTCCACAGCAAGCTGTGTTGAGTTTTAGCAGAAGTCAGCTAGGTGTAGCTAGGAAGTGGAATACTATCCTTCGCATGGCTAAAATTCCTAACTCTGAAGGGAAACTAGTTCCAGCACCTATGTTTGCTTATAAATACCTATTAACCACAGTTGAGCTATCTAACGATAAAGGCTCTTGGTTTGGGTTTAATGTCTCTCAGGCTGATGCCATTGTAGGTAAAGAAAAGGCTCTAGCATATGAAGCTAGAGATTTTATGTTAGCTGCAAGATCAGGTGATGTTGAAGTAAAACACGACGACGTTTTGTAGATAGATGTCTTTAGCTCGAGATTATGCAAAACTTTTTGCTGGGCTAAAACAGGCGTATGGAAAGTTTACTCAAACTTCTGACCTTAGAGACGACGGTAAAGTTGGCGGAAAGGTTGTTACTGTATCAGAACAACTAACCGAAAACAGACTAAGGGAGCTTTGGCAACAGCACTTAGACGGTAAGACTTCGATAGGTATTGTTCCTATAGACGAAGATAATTGCTGTCAATGGGGTGCTATAGACGTAGATGATTTTACGCTAGACCTTAAAGGTTTAGCTAAGAAACTACATAAACTAAAGCTTCCATTAGTTCTTTGTCGTAGTAAAAGCGGTGGAGCACATATATTTCTGTTTGTTTTTGATCCAGTTCCTGCAATCATTATGCAGAGGAAACTAAAAGACATTGCCGCATGTCTTGGTTTTGGACAGGCAGAAATATTCCCTAAACAAACTAAACTATTAATAGAAAGAGGGGATAAAGGAAGTGCTTTAAACATGCCATACTTCGGTGGAGAAGATTCTACTAGATATGGTTATGGAAACTCTGGAGTTGCTCTTACTCCAGAAGAATTTATAGAACTAGCTAATGAAAGAACTATAACTGCAAAAGAGCTAGAGGAGTATGTTATTGAAGCTTCGCAAGACGAAGAATGGCTAGACCAAGCTCCTCCCTGTTTACAACACCTAATTACACAAGGCTTTCCTAAAGGAACACGTAATTCAGGATTATTTAACGTAGGTGTATTCCTTAGAAAGAAATACGAAGATGATTGGGAACACCGTTTAGAACAAGTTAATATGAACTATATGTCACCACCGTTAGTGGCACAAGAAGTTTTAACAATAATAAAACAAGTTCAGAAAAAAGATTATTTCTATCGTTGTAACGATCAACCTATTGCAGGTCATTGTAATTCAACGGTATGTAGGACTAGAAAGTTTGGTATAGGGTCATCAGGTGGTACACCGCAGTTTAGTAACCTAACAAAACAAAACTCAGATCCACCGATATGGTTTTTAGATGTAGAAGGTGGAAGGTTAGAACTAGAAACAGACGACCTACTAAACCAAAACAGATTTCAAAGAAAGTGTATGGATGCACTCAATATAATTCCACCTAGAGTAAAAGATAATGTGTGGAGACAATTAATACAGCAGTTATTAGATAATTTAACTGTAATAGAAATGCCTGACGACGCTTCTAACGAAGGACACTTTAAAGAATTATTAGAAACTTTTTGCACAGAAAGACCTGCAAGAGAACGAGATGAGATATTATTACATAAGCCTTGGACTGATGCTTATAAAACCTATTTTAGAGTTAGTGATCTAGTTGATTACTTAAATAGAAATGGGTTTAAAGAATATGCTAGAAACAAGATTACTTCTAAGTTAAGGCAAATGGGAGGTGGTGCACACTTCTTCAATATAAAAGGTAAAGGAACTAACGTTTGGTACGTTCCTGAGTTTGAAACACAAAACGAGGTATTTTCGATACCTAAAGACATAACGGATATAGACGAGGAAATATGATTAAGTTTATTAAAGGTGGCATGAAAGGTTTTGATCCTTTAATTTATGAATGGGATGAACCTGTAGTTAGAGAATATTGCGGTAAAACTATCTATGGTAGAAAAACCAAAGGTTTCGGTGAAGAAAGTTTTGAGTATGCAGGGAAGTTCTACAACCCTTCTCCATGGACTCAGCCTATGAAATATATTAAATGGAATACAGAAAGCTTAGTAAAGGCACAGATAGGTAAAAAAGTAGATTTTAATTTTTGTTTATGTGGTTTATATGAGGAAGATGGAAAAGGTATCCCTCATCATTCAGATACTGTTCCTACGTTAGATGATATAGTTGTATCACTTTCTTTTGGTGCACCAAGAATATTTGAATGGAGAGAATACCATTACGATATTAAAAAAGAAACCAATACTAGTGAAACATACATAGATTTAGAAGGAAACGCTACTATAACTCATTATCTGCTAGAAGACGGTGATGTACTTATATTTGATGGAGCTTCTCAGATGACATCTACACACGCTGTATTAGATGTAGTAGGTGCTAGAGATAGAGTTAACTTGACATTTAGAACAGGAATTAATAATGTCAAACACTAGAGAAGATTATATAAAAGTTGTTGTTAAGTGTGATAATGTAATGCATAAAAATCTAAACGATTTAAAGAAAGCAGCTAAAGAAAAAATATTAAAAGACGAAATAATGTGGGTAGAAGCTATATCGCCAGCACATAGAAGAAAAGAAAAAATATATGTTGCCGACTAAAACTCAGGTGATTCTTGGACCTCCAGGAACAGGAAAAACATCTACATTATTACAACTTATAGAAAACGAATTAGATAGCGGTGTTTCTCCTAACAAGATTGGTTTCTTTACGTTCACAAAAAGAGCGGTAAATGAGGGTGTTGAGAGAGCCATGAACAAGTTTTCATTAACTAAAAAAGATTTACCTTATTTTAAAACATTACATTCATTAAGTTTTCATCAGCTTGGATTAAACAAAGAAGATGTGTTTGAACGTACACATTTAATAGAGCTTAATGATAAATTAAATGTAAAACTTACAGGCTCGCAAAGTACAGAAGACGGAACTATTTACAGTATGACTAAAGATGATAGGTTGATGTTTATAGATAACCTAGCAAGAATGAAGAAGTGTTCGCTTGAGGATTTATGGCATGATGTAGAAGACGCTGTGAATTGGTATGCACTTGATAGATTTAGTAGAGGGTATTCAGCTTATAAGAAAGCTAGACGGTTGTACGATTATACAGATATGTTGCAGTTCTTTTTAGAAAGAGGTTATGCACCAAAGCTCGATGCACTGTTTATAGATGAAGCACAAGACCTTAGTCCTTTACAGTGGGCGGTAGTTAGAAAGCTTATAGATAGTAGCCATAAAGTATATGTTGCAGGTGATGATGACCAAGCTATTTATAAGTGGGCAGGTGCAGATGTAGATTATTTAATTAGTAATTGCACGAATGCAACTGTATTAGAACAAAGCTACAGGATACCTAGCTCTATACACGAACTAGCGAGAAAGACTGTAGGTAGATTAACTAAGAGAGTAGCTAAATCTTGGAAACCTAAAGACGATACAGGCGTGGTTAGTTGGGAAAGAGGTTTTGAACATATAGATATGAGCGAAGGCTCATGGTTAGTTCTAGGTAGAACAAATTACATATTAGAAAACGTAATAGATCATTGTAAACACGAGGGTTGGTTTTTTGAGGTTAAAGGTAATCCTAGCGTTGCAGGAGTTAAGTTAGACGCTATTAGAAGTTGGGAACGTTTTAATAAAGGTGAGGAGCTTACACTACAGGAATGTGGAACGTTTTTAAGATATATAAAGAAAGTAGCTAAAAACCAATTAAAGTTATTTGAGGGAGATCTAAAAGTAGGTAGAACTCATGTAGAGGGTTTAGTAGGTGTATTGCCTAAAGGTAGGTGGTACGATTGCCTAGATATGATCTCTATAACAGAAAGAAGTTACCTACAAGCTATGCTAAGACGAGGAGAGAAAGTTTTAAAACAACCACGTATCCGTATATCTACTATTCATGCGGCAAAAGGAGCAGAGGCTGACAACGTAATACTGCTAACCGACATGACACATAAAGTTTATAACAGTTATCAACGAGACCCTGACGATGAAACGAGAGTGTTTTACGTTGGTATGACAAGGGCAAAAAAGAGGCTTTACTTGATTGAACCTACATCAAGGAAATATTTCGACTTGTAAAGAGGTTTTTTGTCGTATATAATTTTTATTTTAAAAGTAAACAAGAAAGGAGAAACTTATGCCAAGTATAAGAAAAAAATTAACAGCTGAACAAAACCCTAACGATTGTAAAAATACAAGAATGGATATTGCTCATGCTGGAGTGTTCGCTAACTTTAGACCTGATGAAATAGCTCATATTTCTAGGTTTGAAAAAATAGCTTCATTTCTAATAGATGAATCTAAACGTCAAGGTAGACCGCTAGATACTTTAGAGATAGGTTGCGGACAGTTGTGGGTGCTACGAACTTTATATAAGTCTTTTGTAGTTAAGAAATCTGATGTAGTTTCATCTTATTATGGTTACGATATCGACCCTGCCTCATTTGAAGAAATCAAATTTTGGGCAGGAGAAGGTGGTCATGTAAACGATACTACTTGGATTAAAAACTTTAACGCTACTTTAGAATTAAAAGACGTTAGTGTAGATCCGACATTACCCCATAATAGCGAAACTATAGACGTAGCTTGGTCTACCGAAGTTATCGAGCATATGCCAAGAGAAGCTGTAGAGCCTTGGATTGCCGAGTTAAGTCGTGTGGTAAAAAGTGGTGGAACAGTATTTATCTCAACACCTAACCACGATGGCTCTAACGATAAACTTCCTGAAGACCATATCTACGAGTGGGGTTTCGAGGAACTAAAAGGGTTGCTTACTAGATACTTTAAACTTGAATCTGTAGTAGGTGTATTTACTCAAACTAAAAAGTTCCAGAAATCTCAAGACGCTAAACAAATATGGACTCCTGAACAGTTAGACATGTTGAAAGAAAGATATGGAAGACAGTTCTTAAGAGTTGTATTAGCGACTTTTTATCCAGAGACTTCTAACAACTGTTTTTGGAGATTAACTAAGTAATGTTCATAGAGGAAGAACTAGATAGATATATCTATTGGATAGAGGAAAGAGAGAGGATCAGGACTAAAAAAGAAGAAGAAGGTCTTGATCCTCCTTGGACTGACGACAAGATATTACAGGAGTATAAGTTCTGTCAAGTCTTTAGGGATGACGATAGAACTAGTCGGTGGTTTATAGAGCATATGCGTGATCCATTAAGAATGTCTCCTGAAGTATTTATGGCTACTGTTATTTTCCGTTGGTTTAATTTAATCCAAACAGGAGAAACTATTCTTAAATATGATTTGCATACTGATTGGGATCCAACGATTGCAGATGTACAAATAAGAAAACAAAACCAATGGATAACAGGTGCTTATGTAATTAAAAGTCCAGACGGATTAGATAAGTTGCAAGGTATTATCAGGTGTATTAATTACATGTGGTATAGAAAAGATGAAATACTAGAAGAAGTTTACAACCGCATGGATTCTATGCAAAAGATGTGGGAGTATTTACGAGGTTTTCCATTTCAAGGTCCATTTATGGCTTATGAAATAGTAACTGATTTAAGTTTTACTATGTTTTTAAAAGACGCTACTGATAGGTTGACTTGGGCTAATGCAGGTCCAGGAGCAATGAGAGGTCTAAACAGACTGACAGGTAGACCATTAGATTTTAAAAAGAAGTCAAACGATTGGGTTGGAGAAATGAACGAACTTTACGAAATATGTAAGTTGAGATTATCTCCTAGTATATTAAAAAGTAACAGACATGCCTTTGAGTTACGAGAAATAGAAGGTGGTCTTTGTGAGTTCGATAAGTATTCTAGGATACTAAAAGGAGAAGGAAGAACAAGGAGTAAGTATGTACACAATAAAAGCGTATAACGTAAACGATGCTTTTTACAAAGGTTTAGATCTTTTTGGCTCTAACATTAACTATAGAGAATATGAAAGCAGAAACGGTAGAGTGTGGGAACTAAAAGACCCAATCACTATTAAATACATTAATCCACACCATAGAGTTTTATTTGATAAATGGAGAGATTGTAATCCTTTTTTCCATTTAGCTGAAGGCTTATGGATGTTAGCAGGTCGAGGAGATTTAGCTTCTATGGAGCATTACGTTCCTAGAATGTCTGAGTTTTCAGACGATGGAAAAAGTTTATGGGGTGCTTACGGTTATAGATGGAGATGGATGTTTGGCACTGATCAACTAAAAACTATTATTAAGATGCTACAAAGAAATCCTGATGATAGACGTTGTGTATTACAGATGTGGGGTGCTGAACAAGACCTAAACCATTTAGACGGTAAAGGAAAAGACGTGCCTTGTAATACTCAAATTTATTTTAAGATTAGAGACGGTGCTTTACGTATGACCGTAACTAATAGGTCTAATGATTTAATATGGGGTTGTTTCGGTGCTAACATGGTTCACTTCAGTATGCTTCATGAATACATGGCAAGTATGATCGGAGTAAAGCTTGGTGAATATTATCACTTTACTGACAACTTACATATCTATGTAGACTATCCAATATGGAGAGATAAAGTTTCTCAAATAGACACAGAGGTAGGTTTATACTGTTATAGAAATGATGACGCTTACCCTGCAAATTTAGTTCCTTTGGTGCTTGAGCCTAGTACCTTTGACCAAGAAGTTAAAGATGTATTAGATCGTGTAGAAAAAGATAAAGGTTATTATCAAAATCCTTTTCTAGAGTATACAGCAATTCCTGTTATAAATGCTTGGGATCTTTGGAAGAAAGGAGACCTTAATTCAGCTAAAGATGTTGTTGAAAGCATCGAAGCACAGGATTGGAGGACAGCTTGTTTAAATTATTTACAGAGGAGAAGTTAAATGTCAAATAATTATAAATTAATAGAAGACTTAGCATGGGGCGATGTCGAAGTATTAAAAGAAGCAGAAAAGTCTTATGGCACAAGTTGGAAACAACGTGGTGGTATAGGTGCTTTTATGATGTTAGCACGTAAGTGGGATAGGTTAGAAAACCAAGTTAAAAAGAATGGTTACGATGTTTTCCTATCTGCCTTAGAAGACCAAAGAGCCGAAGGTATCTTAGACGATATCCGAGACCTTAGACAATACTTACTGCTAGTAGAATCTCATTGCTTAGAACTAATAGCTATAGATAAGCTTGGAGACGAAGTAGAAAGTGATTAATTATTTATGGGGTTGGTTTGACCCTGAACAACTACCGTGAGTCTACAGACAACATTGTTCGATCCAAAAGCCGACTGGTCTGCACCTGAGACTTTACCTAATCTATCTGGAGCAAAAGAATTCAGTATAGATTTAGAGACTCGTGACCCAAATTTGAGAACTAAAGGCTCAGGTTGGGCTAGAAAGGACGGAGAGATAATCGGTGTTGCGGTAGCGTGGGAGAGTGGTAAAGCTTATTTACCATTCTCTCATCTTGGTGGTGGCAACCTAGATAAAGAAATAGTTTATCGGTGGTTACAACGACAATTAAATTCTAATGCGACAAAAGTATTCCATAACGCTACCTATGATTTAGGTTGGTTAACCTCTGAGGGTTTTAGTATAAATGGAAGTATCGTAGACACCTTAGTTGCCGCACCTTTATTAGACCAAGATTCTTTTTCATACTCTTTAGATAACTTAGGAGAGAAATATTGTAATGAAAAGAAAAATGAAAACTTATTAGACGAAGCATTAAATTCATACGGATTAAAAGATAAAGGTGATATGTGGAAGTTACCTGCAAAGTATGTAGGGTTATATGCAGAACAAGATGCAGCATTGACTTTACAACTTTGGAAAATATTAAAACAAAAAATAAAAGACGAAAACTTATCTCAGCCATTCCAAACTGAAATGGAAATAGTAAAACTTGTTATTGAGATGAGGATGAAAGGTGTAAAGGTTGACTTAGAAAAAGCAGAAAAGATTATGCGAGAGTTAACTGTAAAAGAACAAGCTATCTTATTAGAGATAAAACGGAACTATGGAGTTGAAGTAGATATATGGGCTAATGCTTCTATCCAAAAAGCTTTTGATAAAATTAATTTATATTACCCATATACAGAAAAAGGCTCACCAAGTTTTCAGGCTAACTGGTTAGAAAACCACGAACATGATTTACCTAAAGCTATTGCTCGTGCTCGTAAATATAACAAAGCAGGTGGCACGTTTATTAAGAAGATGATCTTCGACCACCAAGTTAACGGAAGGATACATGCTGAAGCCCATAGTTCACGTTCTGAAATAGGTGGAACTGTAACAGGTAGGTTTAGTTATTCTAACCCAAACCTACAACAAGTTCCAGCTAGAGACCCAGAGATTGGACCAATGATCAGATCTATCTTTGTTCCTGAGCAAGGAGAAGAGTGGTGCTGTTTTGATTACAGCCAACAAGAGCCAAGAATAACAGTTCATTATGCTCATCGCCTAAAGATGACTGGGGCTGATCAAGCTGTTAAAAGTTATTTAGAAGGTAACGCTGACTTTCACCAAATAGTTGCGGACATGGCAAATATACCTCGCAAACAAGCTAAAAATATAAACTTAGGACTTACCTATGGGATGGGCGTAAAGAAGCTTATAAACGAGCTAGGGGTATCTGAGGAAGAAGGTAACGAGCTACTATCTCAATACCATACTAAAGTTCCTTTTATAAAAGGGTTGATGGATTACTGCACTAAACTAGCATCCGATAGAGGGTATATAAAAACTCTAGGTGGGAGAAAGTCTAGATTCGATTTATGGGAGCCAAGCGGAACGTATAACGAAGTATCAGCTTTACCAATCGAAAAGGCTTTAGAAAAATATGGGGCGGATTTAAAAAGAGCCTACACCTATAAAGCATTAAACAGATTAATCCAAGGGTCAGCAGCAGATATGACCAAGTTGGCTATGTTAGAAGTTCGTAAACAAGGAATAGTTCCGCTACTACAGGTTCACGATGAGTTAGATTTTTCTTTAGGTAGTGAAGAAGAAAAACAAACCGTTAAAGAAGCCATGATAAACTGTGTTAATTTAAGTGTTCCGATGGAAGTTGATATGGAGATCGGAGCAAGTTGGGGGGAGATAAAATGAATTGTTGGCACTGTAACACAAAACTAATATGGGGTGGAGATCATGATATTCAAATGGAGGATGAAGAGTATATTATCGAAACTAATTTAAGCTGTCCTAATGAAAAATGCAGGGCAGCAGTTTATGTTTATTTACCAAAGGAAAAAGATGAGTAAAGGAAGCAAGCAAAGACCAATCAAAGATAGAAAGAAGTTTGAAGAAAACTGGGAAAAGATTTTTAAGAAGGAGAAACCTAATGCAGGGAATAGAAGAAAAAGTTAGGGAGGAGAAATCCACCCAATATCCACTTATGGTTATGTTAAGTGAAAAAGGTATGACCTATGAAGAAATAGGCAGACAGTTTAATGTAACTAAACAACGAGTTCACCAAATTATTTGTTGTTGTAGAATAGGTAATGGTGATTATTACGAAGGTAGAAAGTTAGCTAGAGAGTTTAGAACATACTTAAATTCATTAACTAAATCAGAAACAGAAAAACAAAAACTGTTTAAAGACTGGCTACAAGATAAAGGTGTAAAGGTATCAGAGAATAACAAAAATTATTCAACCTATGCCTAAAGAAACAACTCTTTATCAAAACCTTAAAAAACATTTACCTCAAGTTCATTGGCAAAGAATAGAATCACCAATGACTCAAGGAACTCCTGACGTTAATGGTTGTATCCAAGCTCAAGAATTTTGGCTAGAGTTAAAGATAGCTAGAGGTAATAAAATAAAGTTCTCTAACTTCCAATGTAATTGGGCAGTTAAAAGAATGGCGTCAGGAGGCAAAGTCTTTAGTTTAATCCAACACCATGATAATAAATGGATACGATTATACGAAGGCAACCAATTTAGAAAATTACAAGAAAGCCTCTCCTCTACTGAGTGTTTATACGAAATGCAACCGCAGTATACAAAAGACAAATGGCTAGGATTATTAAATAATATTTTAAGTCGTTAATCGCTTTACTTTCTAAACGCTGTTATTTATATTATTAAAAGTTAGCTAGGGTTAGCTGACGGAAATGTCATAAATAAGAAAGGAGAAATATATGGCACACGAAGTAGAAACGATGGCTTACGCAGGGGAAGTGCCTTGGCACGGACTCGGTGTTAAAGTCGATGACACCCTAACGCCTCAAGAGATGATGAAGGCTGCAGGACTAGACTGGACAGTCTCTAAACGTCCAGGATACACTTTATCAGAACCTGCTTGGTCAGATTCTGTAGAGGTTATCCAAACACCTGATACTTACTTTGTTGTTAGAGATTCTGATAACACAGTATTATCACATTGTGGTAATAGTTATATACCTGTGCAAAACGAAAGAATTTTTGAGTTCTTCGAAAGGTTTACTAAAGCAGGTAATATGACTATGGAGACCGCAGGCTCTCTAAAGAATGGTTCAGAGATATGGGGCTTGGCTAAAGTATCCTATGACTTTGATCTTTTAGGGGTTGACCATATAAAAGGGTATTTATTAATCAACCAACCACATAAGGTCGGTAAATCCCTATCTATAAGGTGCACACCTATTAGAGTAGTCTGTAATAACACATTGACATTAGCCCTACAAAGCGGTAATGCCTTTAGAATGCCTCATGTTAGGGATTTTAATATTGATGTTATGCAAGAAGCTGAAGAAGCTTTAGGTCTAACCATAGCTACTATGAAAGACTTCCAAGAAAAAGCTGAGTTCTTAGCTAAGTCTAAAGCTACCAAAGCACAGGTTCAGGAATTTGTGTCTAGGGTTTATCAACCTAATATATATGATGAACTTATGGCTTTTAGAAAAGCTAAAGAAGAAGGCAAAGCTGTTGGTGAGGAACCATTAATTATAGAACAGCTTGGTCGTTCAGCTAATACTGTTCTAGAAGCAGTCGAACGTCAGCCAGGAGCTGAACTAAAATCTTCCGCAGGAACATGGTGGGGTGCATTTAATGCTGTGACCTACTTTGAAGACCATAAAGAAGGTGAACATGAGTTAGGTAATACTTTACACAGTGCATGGTTCGGTGCAGGTGCAAATAGAAAAGCCAAAGCTCTCGATCTTGCGTTACAATATGCTAATGCAGCTTAATCAAAACTTCCAGATCAGTGCTCGTCTTGCGAGCACTATCTGGATATATTTATACAATACAGGTCAAGAAGAACTTGCTGAATCTTTATCCGAATCCATGATTGAAGAAGGCGTAGAACTTGACCCTAATGTAGAAGGTTTCGAAACAGAACACCTATTAGCTTTTTGGTCACACCACCTTTTAAGAGAAGGTGTGATTAAAAAGGTTAAATTACATTAATGTAATTACTCGTAAATCGCTTTACTTTCGGTTTTTAGTAAGGCACAATGATAATGTTTTTGTTAACTATTTAGAAAGGAGAAAACTTATGGCAAAAGCAGCAAAAAAAGTCGACACTAAAGTCGCAACACCCCCAAAGGCTACAGGTAAAATATCAATACCTGCACCTGTAAAGAAGACTAGAGCTACCTCTGAGTCTTTAACGGTTAGAATTAAACAGCTTCCAGACGGTTCTGCGAAGTTACCTAACCAAATGTGGTCTATTCTTGAAGCATTAGAAACCTTTAAGAATAAGCAAGCTAATGTGAATGACCTTATGACTTACGCTAGTAAGGAAGGCATACTCACTACTTGTCAAAGTCCTATGAGAATCTTTCGTTTTTATAAGAAAAGGTTTCTCGATGAAGGGATCTTGGAAGTTGTTAGCTAACGCTACATTTTACAAACCTCTAGTGAGTGGAGTATTATGGATATAATATTTTGCTCACCGAGAGGTTTTTTAATGGCTGACAGATATACCGTTGAGTACGATTTATCAGAAATAGATAGTTGGGAAGAACTATATACTTATGATGGAGACCAAATATTAGACGATGACGGTAATGAAATATCTAATCTTAGCCAAGACACCCAACAAATTATAGTTCACAGTGCACTGTTTGCTGTTCCTGTATTAGATGAAATAGGTATAAAGGAATGGTTAATACGACAATATTTATTATGTAATGTTGGTTGTTACGATTGCCCTTTAAGTATTGATAGTTTATATAGACATAGGAATTTAAAAACAGACGTAGACTTTATGACTAGGTCTGATTGGTTTTCACATAATTTTTACCAACTTTGCACAGACGAAATTGAGAGGGTAGCACACGGTATTTATTTTGATTTTGTTAAAGAAAAAGAAATAGAAGAAAGAAGAAAAACAATTAAATTGGTAAAGTAGTTAATCGCTTTACTTTGTTATTAATGTAAATTACTATTATATAGTTGTTTACTTTTAGAAAGGAGAAAAATATGGCAACGTTCCCAGATGATTACGATCCGACTGAGTTCGATAGAATGCAGGACGATGAAGAAAACGCTAGGCGTCCAAAGCTATCTGATTACGAGATAGAAAAACGTGGACCAACGATATCGGTCAAACTACACGGTGAATATATTTTACCTGCAGTTGCCGAGAACGTTGAACTCATAACTAACCTAGTTCAAAAGCTCACTAAGGTTAGAACTATCTATATAGATGGAAAGATGTATAAGCGTATAGATAACGACCCTGTAATAGACCCAGAAGTCTTTATAAGCGTCGATAAGGTTTACCTTAACGATAAGCTAGAGGTTAATAAAAATACACCTATACAGGACGCTATAGAAAGTATTTTGTTAGGTGATAAAAGTGCTTGACTATTTTGTTGTTTTATGTATGATAAAATGATCATTCTAACCTTATCTTCCTCTCGTAAGAATGTGTTAAAGCCCTGTCACTTGATGGGGCTTTTTTGTTATATGATAGGGTTATGAAAAGTTGTTTGATCTGTTTTAAAGAAATATCGAAAGGTGAATTTTGCAGCGATGAATGTAGAGCTAAACAGTATAAACACACTGGTTCAACTTACGGTCAAGGAGGAGATCCAGAAACTTATTCAGCTTATGCTTGTTCTTACGATGAATACCCAGTCGATCAAGGTATTTTACAATTAGCAGAAGCTAATGAGTCAGCCTTTAAATGGAATCAAGAAGCTTTAATGAGGGTGGGTTCATCCTCTAGAGGTAAAGAAAGGTTTGGAAAACAGAAAAAACCTAGAAAAAATACATTAAATAGTTTTTCGTAAATCGCTTTACTTTCGGTTAAATGGGCTTTACTATTTATATAGTTAATAATTTTTATAGGAGAAATTATGAAAGCAGAATGTAGAATTTGTTCAGAGCCAGTTGACGAAGGTCGCTGGGCTCTAGGTAGAAATACCTGTTTAGAATGTGGTGAGATACAAGCTAGAGAGCTTGCCACCAAAAGACGTATGCAGATTGCTCCGATGTATAACAAAGGTGCATATCAGTATATAACTGAAAACGATCTACTACATATTGGTAGATAAATTTTTGTGTGCGAGGGGTGAAGGTGAAATTAGCTGTTACTGAGCCTTCCACTTGGTGCTAACGAGATTCACGAGGTTAGTTAAATGAGACTTGTTAAACACTCAAGCCAAGCGATACTCCAACAGCCCACACGAAAACGTAGTTAGGAAAGAGCCTTGTAAAAGCCTTTGAAAAATAAGGTTAGGATAAAAGTAAATGAGAACTACACCTTCATGCACTAACTACAAATGTAAGGTGTCCTGTTAAGCGATTAGTACAGGAATGGACTTAAATAGCTTCCTGTTGGATGGGTTTATAAGCATCCTATAAACATTGCCTTACACCCTAGTATAGCCAGTGATTGGTCGTACAACAATCCGTCACTGAGTAGCCAACGGATACTGGTTATACTATGTGGTCAACAAATAGTCATTAATTGTTGTTAAAGATAAATTGAAACAAATGCATACTAAATTTATCGCCACGCCTTTTTAGAGAAAGTTTATGAAAGAAAATACAGATAAAAAACAGTGTCATAAAGATGCTCATGACTGGGGTTACAGTTATAATATTGGAGTATTAGGAACATTAGTTTCTATATTTGAATGTGAGAATTGTGGATTACGTATGAATAATCCTGATTCTACAATTATTAAGGAGAAGAAGAAAAATGTCTGATTTTGGACCAAGAGAAGAGTGGACTAACGTGTTCATGGTAAAAGAAAAGAAAAACGAAAAGATGCCTGATTTTAAATCGAGCACCCCAGTCGTTATTGAGGGTAAAAATTTTGACGTATCTTTATATGCTAGGAACGATAAAAATGGCAATACTTACTACGGATGTAGGGTTACTCCAGAGTGGAAGCCTGAGCCTAAACAAGAAGATACTGGAGAAATTTAATGGCTGATTACGAAACTAGGGAAAAGTTAGCAAGGCGTAGAGAAGAACTTGCTGAAGAAGCTAAAGACAATAATCTTGTTTTTGATTATTATTCTAGTTTGATCGAGGACGGTATGCGAAAACAGTTTATATGGCATAAATTTGAATCAGGTAGAGAAACTAAAGAAACTATTACAACGCCATATAATGAATCCTAAAGAATTTGAGCCTTTTAATATTGACGGTTATCATCGTGCAACAGACAATACTCTCGTGCACTGGGAATACAAAGTTAGACCGTTATCTCGAATTTTCGAAAAGAACTACAGACCGCAACTTCACCATATAAAAATATTAGATAATTTTGATGGGTTGACGGAACGAAAATATGCAAAAGAAATCCTAGAGGAAATATTAGTGAACTCAGGTTTTAAAGAAAAGGAGAAAACTCCAGAGAGAAAGTTTTGGTAACTGAGTCAGGAACTCCTATTAATATCGTTGCGAGGGGCAACGTCAAGAAACTATACTTCCTGACTCAAACAAATCGGTAAAAGTTTTTAATCATTTTGTTTTCTTTTATCGGTTAATTCATAATCTGTATAGTTTCTACCCCTCACTAATCGCTTTACTTTCTAGTAAATGTAACTTATATTATTTATAGTAAGTAAACAGCTTTATAGAAAGGAGAAAATTATGAAAGGATTACTTAACGGATACCTTATCGACCCTGTCGAACAAGAAGTTACATGGCGTAGTTTTAGTGAGTCGAAAATTAGAAACGTTATCGGTTGCGACTTACTCGAATTAGTTTATCTACATGACGAAAATCGCGTGATAGTTCTTGATGAAGAGGGGTTATTAAAAAACAATCAACGCTACTGGAAATACGGTGATATGAATAACGTCTTGAACAATGCTTTTGCAGGTAAAGGAATTATTTTAGGTTTCGATTTCGACAAAGGTGAATTTATTGATATTTGTCCAGATTTTCCTGACAAACAAACTGATTCAAACATAATTTTAGAATGTATTGAAAACACTTATACTGAAATTGAAGCTAAAGTTTCTTTTATTGAAGATGAAAATTACTCGGAAGAACCATTCTTCCAATTTGTTCCTATGGAGAATTTATAATGGAAATTAAAAATATGCGAGGTGCATTCGGCTCAGATAAAATTGCAGACGATGTTATTCAGTGGGCGAGGGATTGTGGTTTGTTGTTACAACCGCAAACAGATCGTCAGTTTCTAAAACTTATCGAAGAAGTTGGCGAAACGATTAGTGCTTATAATCATCTAGCTCCAGGATCTTCGTTCGACGACAGCAAAGAACTTATCGATGGGTTAGGTGATTGTTTTGTCGTATTAATAGTTATATGTGCACAGCTTGGTTGGCATCCGAACTGGGTTATTTCACAGGCTTACAATGAAATTAAAAATCGTAAAGGTCAAATGTTTAATGGTTACTTCTTGAAGGAGAACGAAGATGAGTAAATATAACTATGCAATAGTGAAAACAATAACAGCATATATAAATGCAGAAGATGATAACGATCTACTCAATCTATATTCAGAGGGAATAGTAGACGAAGAATTATATGATGCAACAGAAAATGCTGATTACACCTTTTACAGAATAAACAGCAATAATGAAAAGCAAGTGATTAACTTTAAGGAGAACGAAGATGATTAAAGTAATTATAGAATTAGAATTTGATGATAAGCCGACTGATGCAGATGTTTACAATTATCTGAATGAGTTAATGGATAATGATTGTTTGGGATATGAAATCAAGGGGAACGAAGATGATTAAAAACATATCGTTTAAAGATAAAGATGAAGCAATGGTATTCTTACGTGAAGCTTGTAATGGTAGATTAAAGCTCGGTGGAACTGAACACGGAAGCGAACTTTACCAAGTATCACCTGTTGCGATAGTTATCGTTAGGAATGTAGGATTAGTTACATTTTTTATTAACGAAAGTTATGAAGATATATGCGAATATCTTGTAAGTTTCAATATAGCTGTAGATGAATTATTAGATGAAAGAGGAATTTATTACCTTAAGGAGGAAACAGATGTCTGAATATAAAAACATAGGTTTACATGAAGTTTTATTTGCAAAATATGATGACGATGGAAACGCAGAAGAATGGGGGAGTGGAAAAGTAAAACTTTATACTGCACCTTATCAAGATTTTGAACATTTTTACGATTTTATAACTGAAGACGACTTAGAAGTAGATTCTTCTACCATAGACGCTTCAGATGCAATGGAAGTTTTATGTAGATTACTTACCCATATGTATGACGAAAATATATTAACGAGAGCTAGTGCTCAACGAGCCAGTCCTGAGTTAAAAAAGATCTATAACGATGCTTGCGAACTAGCAAATGAATATCAGGGGCTTCATGACTAATCAACGATTTATTGGGGCAGTAGGGTATTTACTCGATACCATCACCAAATCTGGCAAAGGACAGGAGACAGAGGTGATTATAAAATTAAAATTTAGATTACCTGAAGAAGAAAATCCAACCTTATATGCGAGCACTGTGACTGAAGCTTTACGTCGATTGCTCGATAGCAAAGAACTTTTTCGAAAGTTAGTAAAACTTGATAAAGGGGAACTAGATGATTGATGTTCCTTACCCTTTATTTATCATCGAAACATTAATTGCATTAATACTTTTTTACATTATTTGGAGACTATAAATGTCGTGTGAAGAAAACCAAAGAATATTAGAAGATTTATATCAACAATATATTGATAAAGGATATACGCCAGCGGTTGCTGAAGCGTTAGCTAAAAAAGATTTTGAGGATTTATGCCAGTAAAAACATTAATGGGTTTATCGTTAATGGCTTTATTTTCTAGTTTATGGTTAGTATTATTAATACTATAACTACTTTACTTTTCATACAAACAAAGGAGGGAAAATGTCAGTAGAAAGAAATGTACAAGTGCCACTAAATAGTATGTGGCAGTTTTTAACCAAAGAAAACTTTGAAGAACAACTCGGTAGAAAGATATCCGAAGCTGTTTGGAATGAGTTCTTGAACCGTTGCCATGACGATTGGTCTACACAGGCAGCAGACTTAGCTTACGATATGTTGAGCGAAGAAATTGATGATATTATTTTTGACCTTACGGAGGAAGATAATGGAACTTTTTAATATTTATACAGAACGTGATGCGGTGTTTAGCACTGGTTTCACTTTAGTTGCTAGAAACGTGACCTTAGATAATGCTAAAAAGATTATCGCCCTTTACGATCAGCTTTGGGATATTGTTGTTGACAAAGGCTCTGAGCACTTAGAAAAAGGTCAAGAAACCGATTATTTGACAGCCGATACAGTTCTTCGTAGCTGGGAAGGTTGTGATGTTGTTGCGGTTAGTGTTGATAATTTGCGTCGTTATTATTACGATGACGGTGAGTGGGATACACTTAATAATAGTTGATGAGGTCAAGGGTTATGGGTTATAATAGTTTTGGTTGCTCTCCTGCCCTCCTTGTATCAACATCATATCAAATGGAGAGTAGCCAAACGCTCTCTGTGGAATCGACTCCTATTAGATTATTCATATTCGGTTTCGCAGAGGGCACTTTTAGAAAGGAGAAATAAGTGATTATAGTTATTTACGAAATACGTGACGGTGAACACGAATACGAGTCTATCGACTATTTTAGAGATAAAAATATATCCGATTATCGAGAAGGTAAAATTACCGATTTAGATTTATTAAACGAAAAATATGGTATAGAAGCCAGTGACCGTGATAATGAAGATAGTAGTTGGTATTGGATGGGTGGTCTTAGAACAGTTCAAGTTTATAGTGTTCAAGAAATTACAGAAGAAGAATTAGATATCGTTTCGAGGTTTATATGAATATATTTGTATTAAACGAAGATCCAATCCAAGCTGCAAAAGACCAATGCGATAAGCATGTAGTTAAAATGATATTAGAAACAGCTCAGATGTTATCGACTACTCAGCGTTGGTTTTACGAAGACGATTATTGTAATAGAGTTGGTTATTATAAGATTGCTCATATTAACCACCCTTGTACGATTTGGGCTAGGACAGATGCTAGTAATTACCAATGGTTATACGAACATTTTGTAGCGTTATGTGATGAATATACGAAACGCTATGGCAAAGTCCATTTAACCGATACTAAGTTGCGAGATAAGCTATCTTACATTCCTGGAGATATGCCAAGTTCTTATCCAAATAAGACAACACCATTTGCCCAAGCTATGCCTGACGAATATAAAGATCCAACCGATGCAGTTAAAGCATATCGGAACTATTACATTGGCGAGAAGTCAGGGTTTGCTAAATGGGAGTATACCGACCCTCCTGAATGGTTCGTTGCCAGTTGATCTGACCCCTCATAAGAGGGGTTTTTTGTGCTTGGTTAGCTCTCCAGTCTATTAATTTATTAGTCTTATATAGTTATTTCTAAAATATTTTATTTTTTAAAAAAAATTTCTAAAATGGCTAATATCACTAATAAAGTAATAGAATCGTCGTCAAAGTCTCGTGGTTAAAGGTTTTTTCGGTCTATTACTTTTTTTAAAATCTATTAGATTTTAACCAACCTATTACTTTTTTAGAGTTGTGGGCAGGTGGATGCGGCACAGTATATAATTCAGAAAGGAAAAGTTTTTTATTTTTTCTTTTTTAATTTAAAATTAGAGAAATATATCGACGCAACAGGGGTTTAAGCCTATGAAAGAATTAGAGTACGTAAGATTAGAACCAACAGAAGATGGTAAAGGTATGGTAGATCCAGACGGTAAGATCTGGCAACCGTTAAACAGTAAACAAAAACGATTCGTTAGCGAGTATATAAAAGGCGAAAGTGCTACACAAGCGGCTATAAAAGCAGGCTATACCAAGAATCGTAACGCAGCCAAACGACAGGGCAGTGTGTTACTAAATCACAACCCAGTAGTCCGAAACTACCTTATAGACCAATCAATAAAGTTGCAAGAGAGGTCTAGGGTAGATATAGACTCTCATCTTTCAGCTCTTTACGATTTAAGAGAAGAAGCCAAAGACCAAGGACAAATATCAGCGGCTATAACAGCCGAAGTCCATCGAGGGAAGGCTGGTGGACTGTATGTCGACCGACGAGAGATCATCCAACAACAGATCCAATCCATGCCAAAGGAAGAAATTATCCAACGCCTTGAACAATTAATCCAAGCCAACTTCCCAAAAATCATAGAAGCCCAAGTCGTCCAACCAACCAACCAAACCAAAGACCAATAACCATCGTCCCTCGTCCTTCGTCCTTGGTCAATCGATCGTCTATCGTGGTTCGTGGTTCGTCGCAAACTAGGTGACTAAGCGATGAAAGAGGGAAGATAAATTAGATAAAATAGTTCTTTACTTTTATTATTAAATCGGCAACAATATATATAGTTAATTAAATGGTTTAATTAACACTAACAAGTTTTAGAAAGGAGAAAGATTATGAAAAAACTTGATATGCCAAACGTGACTGTTAGATCTAGACAAGGTGTGACAGCATACAAACTAACTTGCGAGTCTATTCCAAAGATCGCACCACAGGCTCAGCTGATCCTCTGGGCGGTTAGCGAGTGTGCTGACAAGAATGGTCTAGCGACAGTTGAGAACATTGCCGAGTTCCTAAAAGGTGTCGACAATTTCAAAACTGTCCAGCCAGTCATTAGGGTAATTAGACATTACCAAAAAGATATGGCTGATCGAGGTCTGATAGAGCTCGTAGCCTAATCCAAAGTGCCCACTTCGGTGGGCATTTTTTTACCCAACCCAATCACCAATCAACCAATCGCCCAATCCAACCAATCAACCAATCCAATTAACCAATTCCCAATTCCCACATTCCACCTTCCATGATCACTCGTCTCTCGTCGTTCGTGCCTGATAGTTCGTCGCTGATGGTTCGTGGTTCGTCGCTTTTTATAGGTGATAAAAAAGATTAATAAAGATTAATAAACCGCTTTACTTTTAAAATAATTCAGGCAATATAATAGGTATATTAACTAACTCAATAACTAATAGGAGAAAATTATGAGTAAGAAAGTAAACTTAACCTTTAAAGCTACTAAGTCCGTTCGCAAGGGCAATCAGGTTTCCGCTTATACGCTTAACCCTGATAACTTAGGCGAGGCTAATAAAATGGCTGGGCAAGCTCAAGCTATAGTAGCTACGCTAGTAGAACTAGCTAACGAAACAGGTAGCTTAACTATTACTAGGGAAAAGCTACTTGATAGCCTTAACGCTACTAACGTTTTAGATAGCGTACAACCTACAGGTAAAGTCGTTAGCCATTACCATAAGAAACTACAATCGTATGGCGTATTAGAACTAATCTAATAGCTACTAGCTAACGGATAGGGGGCTTAACGCCCCCTTTTTTATGCCCTTCGAAAAGGTTCATACCAACCTACCAATTATAAATAATATATATAATACCCCCCACCCCCCATAAGCAGCAGTTATGGTGCCCCCCCACCCACCCTCCCTTAATCCCCTCAAACAATCCTAGTAACTTTACGTTTGAAAATTTGTCGCATATGTATTTTTCAAATACCCCTTACT